ATAGCAAACGCAACTTGTCTTTGTCACTAAAAAAGCACCAGTTTTTTTCTGCCTTCCCATCCACGTGGTTTTGACCAACGGGAGGGTACAGAGCGTCGACGAGTTCTCCAAACTCATTAATTTTTCCTACACATACTTTCGGAGACTTAACCATTACGGACTTGTTCGTATCCCACTTCGATGCGTACGAACTTGTAACAAATTGTCCGTAAAGCTCATCGTCTGGAGTTAAAAACAAGCGTGGGTCTTCGTAACTGAGTCGATGAGGCTTGCTGCGTAATTTTCTGGCTGCCAGAATTGTGTCGTCATTATGTAGCTGTCCGATATAAATTTCTGTAGGCGTGTTGTTGTAATAGAAATATTTCATATCGTGCCGGAAACAGAAAGGCTCTGGTTGAGCTCTCCATGCAATAACTGTGTGTCCTCTGTGTTTGATGATTGACGGACTAAAGTTAGCTAAATGGTTTTTATCTAAACCTTTACTAATTCGTACAAAAGAACCCCCAAGATCATCTGCTTGTTTGTACACATTAGGAACTCCTTTTTCAGGAGTTATTTTAAGAGGATGAGTTACGTAAGAATAGGCTGTGTGATAACGATGGTGTTGAGTACTCACTTGCACACCTCCTCGATAGCTTTTTCAAATCCTTCGGCAATCTTGTCCCAACGGAAAGCTGGGTTTTGAGTAATTTTATAACATTCTTGTGCTGTGTGATCTAGATACTCTTTGTCTTCGTACAGACAAGAAAGAAGATCAGCAGCGTGGTTGACATCGATTAGTCCTCTTTCGACTCCCAGATCTTTGTCACGTACCCATGCTGCGACATCGATTAAACATGCGCTGTTTTTCCAAATATCTTTGCACGAGGTGTGATTTGGTACGACCTGGGCTCGTTTGCAAGAGGCATGTTCAAAAGGAACAAGACCCCAACCTTCTCCATCAGCTGTATTAATCCCCACGTTGCATGCGCTATAGATTTTATTTAGAAGTTCATCAGGCGGAGCGTTTGTGTAATTTATATTGTTTGAAGTCATAATCAGTCGGTTATCTGGAGCGATATTTAAACGATTCATCTCAGATTCAAACAGCTCCCGTACGCTCCACCCGAGGTCTTTCTCGCTCATATGCAGATAAAGCATAGTATCAGGCTTATCCACAGCGAACTTTGCAAAGGTCTTGATCGTTAAGTCAATCCGTTTGCGTGGTTGATTCCTATTAGCGTTAAGAACTATAAATTTATCTTTAGGAAGTCCTAGTGCTTTCCGAGCTTCTTCGATGTCAATTTCATAAAATTTTGCAGGGTCAATTCCATGAGGGAGAACTGCAAGGCTTTTTGGCTGCACGCCGTGAGCCATGATTCGTTGAGCTTGTTCGATTGTGAACGTGATCGGAAAGTCCCAGTCTTTGATAAACCGCATCATAGATGCTGTATACCATTCAGAGTCAATAGGGAAGTATGGAATAAATTTAAATTTAATTTGATCTTTAAGAAAGTGTATGCGCTCCCACACCTGATTAACGATCCAGATGTCGTTTAAGCAGATAAATACATCAGGCTTCTCCTTTGCTACGACGTCAGGTAGTCGTCCAATACCAAAACGATCAGAGGGGTTTGCTGCTGTAGCTGGATAAACCTTAAAAGGTAAATCGTGAGGATCTCCCATGTAGTTGATCCCAAACGCAACTACCTCATTATTTTTATTCAAGTGCTCTAAGATACTATGAGTTACACGAGCAAAGCCTGTGTTAGAAAGGATATCCCCGTACCAGAGAATTTTTGCCATAAAGCTGTAGAATCTTGCTAACAGTATACAGACAGTTTTAGGGATATGCCTAGCCGAGAGACATTTGCTTATCGCCGTGCTTTGAAGCTTCGCGCTCAACGCGCTGTGGAAGACTCAAGCAATGGTTCAACAGTAGATAATGTTTTTAGTCGCGCACAGAATGATTTTGCGACTTTTTGTACGCTTATGGATAAACCTCCAGCACAGCATATGCTTCAATGGCATAGAGAGCTTGTGACTGGAGAAAGTAACAGGTACTTGCTTGATATTGCTGGCCCTAATACAGATATTTTGAGTCCACGAGGTTCAGCTAAATCAACTTGTTTGAATTTATTTACTGCTTGGTGTATTGGTCGTCACACAGCTGCACAAAGACCTTTGCAGATAATCTACGTATCGTACAACGTCGCCACAGCAATACCAAAAAGTCGCATCATTAAACAGATTGTCGACAGTGCAACTTTTAAAAAAATCTTTCCTACCTGTAGGCTTAAGCCTGGTATGCAGAGCGATATAGGTTGGTCTATTGATTTTGAGTACGCAGGAATACCTCGTGTAGGTGATGAGGAATTTACGCTACGTGCTGCAGGTTTGCGCGGTAGTATTACAAGTAAGCGAGCGCATTTGTGTATAGTAGATGACCCTATTAAGAGTAGTACAGATATACGCAATCCGGCAATTCGCGAAGAGCAGAACTCTAACTGGAGTAGTGTTATTGCTCCGATTATTTTTGAGGGCGGTCGGTCGATTTGTCTTGGCACTCGTTTCCACCCGTTGGACATCCATAAAACGATGTTTATCCCTCAGAAGGGCTGGAAGCAGGTGGTTCAAGAGGCGATTACGTATAACGATGCAGGAGAACCGATTAGTTACTGGCCTGAGCAGTGGTCCGTGGATTACCTGCTTCAGCAAAAAGAACTTGATCCGGTAGCGTTCGCGTATCAGTACCAGCAACAGCCTGTGATGACTTCGGATCTGGTCTTGTCGCCAGATTTGATTGTGAAAGGTGAGGTTGTCACTGAGTTTGATTCTCTTGCTGTTGGGATCGACCTCTCGGCAAGTAAGAATGAAACGTCTGACTACACAGCATTTGTGTTGGGAGGTAGGTTAAAAGATAAGTATTACATTATTGATTCGCATCAGGTGCGCTCCATCGGCAACCTTGAGAAAATTGACTTGTTGTGCGACATGCTTGTCGAATGGGGTATCCTTCAGTTGCAGGATGATCAGTACTTTCCCACTTACTCCACGGTGACGCTTGTTGTTGAGGCTGTTGCGTATCAAGCTTCTCTTGCCGCTGACCTTAGACGTGTGCTGCTAAACGAGCGTGGCTTGAGCAACCTCCATATTCACGAAGTTAAAGGTTTTAGAGGAGACAAGGTAGCTCGATTCCGAGGAACTTTAGGCTTGTTGGAAAATAAAAAAGTCATTTTTAATAAATACAGAAAGTTTGACGCGCTTACCGATCAGCTTGTTAACATAGGTGCTACCTCGCATGATGACTTACTAGACGCATACACTTGGCTAATGACGTTTTTACAAAAACGCGGCAACTTCTCCATCGAATACTGAAATGTTTAAGTTTTTCATTGCTCTGACTGCTTATGATCCCCTGTCGCGGTTTGATCCTCTACTCCGTGCTCTGCAGAGTTACTCGAAGCTACCTGGAAGTAAGACTGTCTATATCTATGTGGATAAAGCGCACGAGCAAGACGTTCCTGAGCTTTATGAACTGATTGAAGCCAATGTTGAAGACTTAGATGTTTATGTTCAGATTGCTAACGCTTCTTATGAAGGTTATTCGCTTACGTGGGCACATAAAGCTGATTTAAGGTTTTTTGTTACAAGCCAAAGCTTTGACTTTTATATTTATGCTGAAAACGATATGCACTTTACGGAAGAAAACTTTAATTACTGGCTTAAGTACAAAGACAAGTTAAAACAGTTAAATCTAGAGCCTGGATTCTGCCGATATGAACTCAAAAACTCTGACAAAATTCCTTTCGATAACTACAAGCAGTGGAATGTTACGGGGCTCACACACAACGTTTGGGGTGATCGTCCTTACGAAGCAACAACGTACCTGTACTTAGAAGATCCAGATGTTCTCTGCTTTATTTCTCTTGGTAACCCGTATGCGGGACTAATGATTCTTGACCAAGAGCAAGCTGAAGCTTATATTGTTTCGGACAGCTGCGATCCGCACTCCAGCTATCTCAAGACCGCCCACAGGAACTGGCCTATTGCCGATAGGTCCTCTATGGGTCTAGCTTTTGAAGGGCTTAGTCCGCACCAAGAGCATCGCCGTGTGGTTCCGCTCACGAGGACAGACTACGGATTAACAATTCCAGAGTTTGCTCTTGTTGAGCATATGGATACAAAGTATTCAAAGGAACTTTCAGGCGATCCCTCGTTAATAACGACTTTTTCGATGTTCGAGTGACTATGGAACAGGTAAAACATCCTGATCACTATGCTCAAGGTGATATTGAGTGTATTGATGCTATTCGTGCAGCACTAACGCCCGAAGAGTATCGAGGGTTTTGCAAGGGAAATGCCCTTAAATACATTTGGAGGGAAAGGCATAAAGGAGGAAATACTTCTTTAGAGAAAGCTGAAGTCTACCTGGACTACATCAAACAGGTGTCGGCAGAGTAGACTTACACTATCGATTTTATACTTTATGGACGTACGCGCTTTTGGTTCTTATTACGGGCAAACGTCTCAGCTTCCATATGCAAGTGGGTTTGCTGTTTCCTTGTCTGGAACTATGAATACCGTAAGGTTTCCTGCGTGCCGCGCAATATTTCTTGAGGCTGACTCCAATCAGAATAAAGGATATTTAGCCGTTGAGCTTACTGATGCTCCTGGTCAAGTTGCATCTGCCATTGAGTTAGCGGGTAACCAGTTGTTCCCTATTTCTTGTACGGCTGTTGTCAGCGGCAATTTGCCTGGACTTTTTATTCTTTACTAATATGGATTCTTACGCACGCGCTAGCTCTGCTTTTGGCAAGGCTTACCGCAATCAGTTAGAGGCCGCCGATCGTCAACGAGCTGAGTCCACAGGGCAAGAAGCTCAGTTCGGTGATGATGTTCGCCAATCAGCGGAGTATGAAGCTGGAGCTCCTATGCCTCCCGATGCTGTGCGCGAAATGTCCTCTGAATCTGGTTTTGACCAGCCGATGGACGACCGCGTGGAGTCGATGAAAAACGGTCTACTTAAAGAAGCACGTTCTCGCATGCAGTCTGTTGCTCCAACCGACTATTGAGTTAGTATATTGTCAGTCTTGTTGCTGACTCGTGCTAATTGACACTTTTACATACTTCAATGAAAAAGAAATTCTTGAGCTGCGTGTACGCACTCTAGAGAATTATGTGGACGGTTTTTTGATTGCAGATGCGAACCGCACCCACCGTGGTGAAGAAAAGCCTTTTACTTGCTTAGACACGATTCGGGAACTTGGGCTTCCAGAGGACAAAATTCAAGTTCTGCACGTTGAGCTTCCGCCTGTTGAAGAAGTTGCCGATCCTTGGGTTAGGGAGCGAGGTCAGCGCGATGCACTTGGCGTTGGCCTTCACATGATGCCAGACGATACCTTTTTTATCTGTTCGGACTGTGACGAAATCACAAACCCTGAGATTATCGAAGAAGCCAAGCAAACAGTTCTAGATAATCCAGAAAAGATTGTGCGCTTGAGTATGTCCATGCACTATGGACGAGCTGACCGCCAGCTTCAGTCTCCTAATGGTGAGTTTTTTAACTGGCGTTGCGGCACAGTTTGCACCGTGGGACAACTTAAGAGCTTTGGAACTCTTTCTTCTCTGCGTGCGTCAGATAACAACTTTTATGTTGGTGATCGGAACGCTGGTTGGCACTTGTCTTGGATGGGCGATGCCGGTCGCCGCAAGGCAAAGTTGAAGTCATTTGCTCATTTTGAATGCGATACGCCTGCTGTGAACGAAATGTGTGATAACTTTGAACCTAAGCTGGGTTCTATCGATATGCTTGGGCGTCAAGATCACATTATCGCCGAGTACCCGATTGAGGATTTGCCTCAAGAAGTGCTTAAAATAGAGAGAGTCAAAAAGTATCTGTTACCCGATGGCTAATAAAATGCCTGCGGAACTTCTGGAGAAGTTCAAGCAAAAACGAGAAGAGACCAAGGCTCCCAGCGGCGACGAAGCCAAAGTAGAAAAGCGCAAAAGTGCTCGCGACAAAGCTCGTAAAGCTAAGGAAATGCGCAAAAAAGACTGAAGTGACTCTTAATGGCCTCTAGTACTGAAACCAGGACTCGATTTGAGGAGATCTTAGAGGCTTCGCGGACTCAAGATCGTTCTAATCAGTCCGCAACGATGGTGGTGTTGAGCCACATCCAGCAGATGACCCTTCTGATGATCAAGAAGGGTCTCACTTTTTACTGCAACCAGGACACTTACAACAGCAGAACTTCTTTTTTACAAGATATTATTGCGTTGAATAAGTTGGATATTCGCTTTCCAGCGATTATTCGAAACTTTTTGATCGACGGGTGTGGTCTGTTCTACTTCCGGCCTGATCCAAAACTCAAATATCAAATCTATTTTTTTAATAAAAACCAGTATCGGGTTTACCACGACCTTAACGGCAACGTAGAAGAGGTCGTAATTCTCTACAGCTACAAAGTTAAGAACCGTAACTTAGGTCTTCCGGCTAATTCTTACGGTCAAAACAAGCGTTATGTCCGTTTGACCATCACGGCGGACGAAATTAACGAAATTGAAAGTGATACTGAGCTTAGTTTTGAGCTTGAGCCGGGTTCCGTACTGACTCCAGCTAAAACTCGGCCCAATACACTCGGTTTTGTGCCTGCTGTAGAGGTTTTAAACAAGCCAAACGCGAGTGGAACTGAGGGAGAAGGCGAATTTGACCCGTTTATGGAGCAAATTGTGCTCCATGACCAAATTATTCGCAATGTTGCCAAAAATATCGAGTTTTTTGGCAATCCGACGCTAATTAGCTCTCGTCCACGTAGTGATCTTGTAGAGGCTAGCGACGCACAAAACACGTTTAGGCCCACGATCAGTAGTCAGAGCGGTTTTGCGGGTCCTGACACGCCTTCGACGCGGGTTAGCGAGCCTTTTGGGGCTGGTATGGGTAGTGGGCTCCGCGTTCCACGGATTATCGCGAACGTCGAGCCCTCCGATCGTGTGGGCTACATGACCCCTGACCCGGTCAGTGGGGATATGAACCGTTACGCACTTCTGTTGCGTGAAGAGATTCGTACAGCTCTAGGCGGCGTTGACGAAATCTCTATTTCTGCCGGTGCTACCGCTACGGAGATCAAGGGTTTGATGGGTCGTGCCCAAGCCACGGCTCTTCGCAAAAATAAAGGTTTCCTGGTATACGGTTTTTGCCGTTTGTTGGAGATGATGATTTATCACCAGGAGGTTATTTTCCGTGAGTCGTTTATCGCGGCTATGGGTTTCAATGAGCCCAAAATTCCCACAGAGCAGACTGAAGAGAATGCTGAAAAATATCAAAACTCGATGCGTCGATTTAACAAAAAAGTCGACGAAGCGATGCGCGATGCTCTCGCCAAAAACAAAGTCCCGCGCGGCGTTGTGGGTTTACCTGAGGACGGCGACCGTGCTGTCTCTTATCGGTTCCAAGGCGACGTCTATGAAGATACTGCATACGATGTGAATCAAAAATCCATCGTTGTTCGAAATCTTCAAGAACTAGGTGTAGACTCAATTGAAGCGCTGAAGTACTTATTCCCAGATAAAACAGATTCAGAAAGAGCCGAAATGTTGAAGGGATTTCCCTTCAGAATGGTTCAACAAACGCAAGCAGCAATGCAACAATTTCTGGTATTATTAAGCCAGATGTTGCAGTCTCCGCATCCTCTTGCGCCTGATCAACCACTAGCGGCTGATCCTAGACTGAATGTCACTCCGCTCCTTTATAGGACATTCGATCACCTTGCGGAAGAATTAACTTACTCGGGTAGCTATGAGCCAGCAGATCCAAGCTTCAACCCCGAGCCCGGTCTCCCCGGCGGCAGCCCCGGCGGTATCCAGCGACCAGGGCTCAACCGCCTACCCCCAGTGGGTGGCCCAAACAGCTACCCCGGCGGTAGCTTCGGTACCTACAGCCCAACCGCCGTCGCAGGCGGCACCAGCTACGGTCCCTTCTACCAACAACCAGTTCAACCCGTCAACGTCTCCGTCCTCCCCCAGCAACCCGTGGGAAGCAGCGATGGGGTCCTTGGAGCGGGTCCTGTCGAATATTCCAGCCCAACAATCCCTCAGCCAGGCTCCACAGTATCCGAGCCAGGTTCAACAGCCGGTTACTCAACCAATCAGTCAGCCTTCACAGGTCCAGCCTTGGGCTTACCAGGCACAGCAGGTAGCGCCGACCTCGTATACCAGCGCCTCACCAACCCAGACTTCCTCTCCGGTTTCTACGGACCAGCAGGCGGGTCTAACCAACGTAAGCGCCGAGGTCGTTAAGCACTTCGGTATTGAGGCTCCCGGCATCCTCAATCAATACGCTTGTTCACTTGAGGATCTGCTGATCGATCAAGCTCAGCGTATGGATGATCTAAACGCACGTGCCGGTGCGATGCAGACCATTCTGACTAACCCTGACCATCTGGCTGATTACACGGATCGTTTCTTCACAGAGGTTTACCCCGTGGACATCGACGGCCCCACGGTTGAGCAGCAAGCTGCGCAGCCCTACCAGCAGAACTACGATATGCCTGCTCCCCCTGTAAATGCAGGTGGTCAGCAAGCTTCTGCTAATCCCCAGCAGCAGTGGGAAGTGTTTGGTGAAGTCATGAACCGCGCTCCCGAAAACGCTTGGCGTTACCTTCAGAACATGGGTCCCGATGCCCTGCGTTCTAAGCTCCTCTTTATGGAAGGAGCCTGATAAGATAAAGGCGAAGGCCAAGGTCCCCCTTTTTAGGGGGATTTTTTTTGCTAAACTTCTTGTAAATACAGGATTATCATGCGTTCACTTGAATGGCTTGCTGAACGGGGCAAGCAAAAAGCAGAAGCTCCCGCTCCTCAACAGCAAGAGCAACCTGCGCAACAGCAAGTCATCGAACTTCAGCAACCCGCGTCGTCTTTTGATGAGAGCGTGGATTTGTCAGCTGTGCCTCCGGTCAACTGATACTTCTTCTCAATCTTTTTCATAAGTATGTTTTCTCCCATGCGGAGAAATCGTACTCCTGCGTAGCCGCAAATGAACGAAAGAGCTAAAGACTCTTTTTGACTTAAGTCCAATCGTTCTGAAATTGCTGGAGTCACAAACTCAGCTAAGAAAAACCCAACGATCAAAGCTTTAAGTACGTAGGGAATTAATTTTTTTAACGATTGCGGGTGAATGATCGCATCCGTAACCGATCCTGAAAGTGTGGCCAAAGCTGCCTCCGGATCGTCTGTTAGTACTGACAAGAGTCTAGAGCCGAGTGAGTTCATTACTCTTGCCTTTCTATAAATATTTTAAGTTACTCAACATAGGTTCTAAAATTAAATTATCAGCGGTATAAACATGACTTATGCAGCTTTAACTAACTGGAGATTTGATAAGAAGCTTTATCACAATATTCAGTCTGGCCCTCAGCGCACAGGAGACAGCTTAAATTTAACTGACACGTACGAGCTTATTTCTAGCGGTTATCGGACACCCTGGGGATATCAAGAGACTTACTTTACTGTTGCTGATGTTGGCGCAGATTTCGGTATTGTCACTGCAGGACCTCCTAATTACAGCGGGTATTTAACTTCTGAGTGGCGTGCCGTTCCCACAGCTGTTTCTGGTTTCTGGAATGATTACAGTGATATCTATCCGTATACTTCAGGAACTTTAAATATTCGAGATGGTTATCGTCGCCAAGGTTTGCTTAAAACTGCAAACTCTACGGTTCAAACTGCATTCGGACCTCAGCCTGGTTTGAGGGACATTGGACCCTACACATGGTTCGGTGCTGCGGTACCAGACAACCAGGCTTATGATCCATTCCAAACTCCGGCTGATAACACAGCTGAACAAGGAAGTTACGGTGGTGCTAACTCATATGCGCGTGCTCGTTATCCTGCTTTAACTAATCCGACAAACGATACGTCGGGTTCTCGTGCAGCGTGGGAATACCATCAACCTGTTTACTGTCAAACGTTTTCTGAAGCTGTACGCTCTGATGCTCCTGGTCAGATGAGCACTGTTATTCGGAATATGTATCGTGGCAGATCCACGCGGTATGTTTCTAACTATGGTGCTGTCTACGGTGTGCTTGGTGAGGGGGTAAGGGGTATTATTCGGCGATTAGGTTAAACGCTAAGAATGCAACACCTTTCTGTTACTTTGTTGTTAAGTAAGCGTAGAATTATTAAGTAGTTTTTTGGAAGTGAACGTTGTTTATTGACAACGACTTTCCCAAAATCTTAGGTGCTGAACTGTACCGTCCCCACCCCGCATACATCGTAGAGATGGCTGCGGAGCCTGTGGTTGTTCACGATTTCTTGACCTGCTAAGGTCTGGGAACTTCCGAGTGAAAGCTCGGTCGAACAACTCCGTGAATTGCTGGAACGCCGGACCCGTAAGGGAGGCCAATCAGCAGCCAAGCCAGCCCGAAATGGTTGGAAGGTTCAACGACTAACACTGCTCGAATGCTCTCTCGAAGCGACCGCTCCTTTTTGAAAGGTTCTTGCTTGGGCGATGGGTGTCTCCGACACCAGGTGACTTATCCGAGTCTCTACCTCGCTCACTCTAAAAAGCAGTTTGAGTATCTCCGCTGGAAAGTGGGGCGCCTCAACAGAATTTTTGGAATAAAGCAGCCTATAAAAGAAAGGATGTGCACTAATCAATCAGGGGAACACCCTGGTTGTCAGTGGTGGTCAAATCAACAAGAGCTGCTGCTTCCTCTGTATAAGGAGCTGTATCCACAAGGGAAGAAGGTTTTGACTCCTTCTTTTCTTCGTGATATCGGTTTAGAAGGTCTAGCTGTCCTCTATATGGATGATGGCAACCTGAATCTCCGTAAGCGTGGCCAGTCCACGCAGACCGGTGAACCTTACATCAGGGAGCGCATTGTAGAGCTGGCTTTATATGTCCCGTACGATACAGCTCTGTTTGTGTCGGATTGGATCGAAAGCTTAACCGGTGCCTCATTGACTCCACGGGAGCCGATGAAATCGAAGAGTCCCGACAAATGGAATCTTCGCGGCAACGGGACTCAAGCTCGGTTATTCGTAGAGGCTTTAAAGCCTTACGGATGTAAAGCCATGGCTTACAAATTCGACCTCCGTTACGACACTCGAACCAATCGAGGAAAGTCGAAATGGAGCGAGGCTGACCGCAACAAGTTTGTTGTAGAAGCCGATAAGGTGACACGAGCGCGGAGCACCCAAACAGAAGGTAATCCTTGCTGTGGGTGATGATATAGTCTACTCATCAACGCCCTTAAGTTGATGTTACGTGAGGATAAAGAGCCTCACGGTGCTTACTAAAGCATTAAAGGCGAAGCAACCCGGCCAGACTGTACAGCTTGATCGTTACCGCTTCTTCGGTAACCCCGGCTCCAAAGAATCTCGGGAACGCACAGCCGAGCAGACCATCGGTACTGCTAACAGCCGTAACATCGTGAAGGACAAGGTCCTGGTGACTCTTAAGGAGTACACTGGTCCTGCTGATCCGTCCGATCCTACCCAGCCTTCTACCTTTAAGATTGCGCGTGAGACCCTGATTACCGCCCAGCGTCTGCTGCTGGACACCGGTAACCTCACCACTTTCCACCAATCCATCGGCAGCCTCACCCTGCTTGACGACTACCGTCGCTGGCGTGATCGGGTGTTCATCAACGAACTCCTGAAGGCTGTTTCTAAGGGCCAAGCTTCTGATTCCCAGGGCGGTTACTACTTCCCCGGCGATCAGTCTGTTGGTTCTCTGAGCTATACCAACGCCGAGCAAGCTAAGTTCGACGTCAAGGACGACCTCCTGCGTGTGGTCAAGTCCCTGCGTAAGCGCAACACCCCGACCTACCAGGACGGTTTCTATCGTTGCGTTTGTGATCCCACCTTCCTGATGCACCTGCGTCAGAACAGCGACTTCCGCGAGGTGGCCCGTTATCCCGGTAACGGTCAAATCAACCCGCTCATGTCCGCAATGCAGCCCAACGCTGCACTGTACATGGGTCAAGGCTTCGGTCAAGCCACTTTCGTGGCTGGCGAGCCGATCATGCCGACTGGCTTTGTCTTTGAGGGTGTGCGATTCTTCGAATCCACCAACATGCCTTCCCAGACCCAGAGCGCAGATATTGCTAGCAGCACCGCTGACTACAACGCTGCGATCGGTATGTTCTTCGGTCCTCAGTCGGTTGGCGTGGGCATCGGCGGTAACAACGCTCAGGTGCTTCTCAACAACAACGACGACTTCAGCCGCTTCATCATGATGATCTGGAGTCTGTACGCTGGTTTCGAACTGCTCAACGCAGATTTCGTGACCGTTGCCTACTCTTTCGACGCTTGAGGAGGTAACTAACGATGGCTATTAATTCCAACCAGCTCCACGTTGCCAAGATTTACCCCGGCAACTATACCAACGTTCTTCGTTACTGGCACGAAGAAAAAACCATGCAGTTCGAGAACGCCAATGGCGTTCAAACGAGCTACACCAACCAGCCCGTTGGTGGCCCTGTGGGCGTGGTCTTCCGTCCCGGCTGGATTGCCCAACAGGCAATCGGCTATGTGGATCTGAGCTACCAAGCTTTGGGCACCAACAATCAGCTGGCTTACTACACCCGTCCTTACGGGTCTGGTCAGAACTCTGCTGAACAGCCCTTCCTGAACGCTGACGTTATCATCCCCTCTCCTGACTTCCATAAGGATGTGCGGGCTGATATCACCGACGGCATCAAAGTTCCTGCCACCGCTTACGTTTATCGTGCTTCTCTGCGCGTTGACGGCGGCGATGTGGTGAGCAGCGGTGTTGCCGGTGGCTCTGCTACTCCTCAGCTTTCCCTGGTTCCCGCTGTGGGCGAGGGTCTGCTTGATGATGGCACTGTCGTGTCTGGTCAGTTCGGTGTGTCTGTGACCGGCGCTTCCAGCCGGATCGCTAACGGAAGCACTGCTTCTGTGAATATCATCGACTCCAGCTCCCTCTCTGCTCTGTCTGCAGAGACCCAGTGGAAGCTGTTCACCACCACCGACCTTGGCGGTGCTGCTGCTTCTGGTCTGGCTCAGGGTTCGGGTATCTACGATCCTCGCGCCGGAGTCAACAAGCTGTCTGGTAACGACAAGGCTCTCGCTATCTGCGAAGTCTGCTGGATCGTTCCCGACGAAGCTCCTGAGCGTCAAGCCGTGGCTCTTCAGCCCGATGGCCTCATCGAGTCCTCTGCTTATACCTCAACCACGCCTGCTTGATAGAATTCAATCAGGTGAACCGCATAAGCCCCTCCTTCGGGAGGGGTTTTTTGTTTAGCGCGGCATAATCAAAGTAGGCATTCCACCAAATTTTTCTGTCCGACGACGACTGTTTCTCCTGCACGCTTCTAAAGCCCTCTTAGCTTTTCCACTTTCGACGTAGTCACTAGGCCTACCGCTGACTAACCGTGTGGCTATATCTCTTGTCAGATTTTCAGTGTTAAATAAACTTGCGCAATCTTGCGTATCACGCACAACCGGTGGTGCATTAGGAGTGAATTCTCGACTGTAGTCGAGGACTTGAGGGATTGCATTTAAACCCCTAGATCCTGCTGTAAACATCATTTCAGTTCCTCCCACAACACCTGCATTCACTGCTTTTTGCAGCATGGAAGGTTCTGCAGGATTTAAAAGTTCTGTAACAGGTCCAATAATATCGGTTAAAGGTCCTACAACTCGTCTGAGCGCATCGCCAGCAAACCTAACTGGATTTTGCTGAGGCATAATAAAATTTTGATTCTTGCTCTATTTTACGCAGAATTAGATTAAACTACTGCTCATATACTGTTTGTTCTATGTCTGACACCATTTACAAACCAAGTGGAATTAAAGTTCAGGTCCTCTCCAAGCACGATGAGGGCGAATACTTTATGGTTCGATCAAACACTTCTGGCAAAGTTTTCTTTGCTCATAAAGATCAGATCGAAGATGCACAAGATAAAAGTTCTAAGGCGAGCGAACCTTCGTTAAGGAATCGCCGTTCCAAGAGGAAAGTTGCTGTAGTGCGTCCGCAGATCCCGACTGACAACCGAATCAATTTAAATACGTTGACTCCTGAGGGTCTGACTCAGGTCCTTCCAGGCGTGGGCATCAAGACCGCTAAAGAAATCGTTGATCTACGTCAATCGCTCCCTGGTGAAAAATTTACAAAGCTAGATCAGCTTAAATCGATTAAGCGCGTGGATTGGGATCAAGTTTTTGAAAGCGGAGATGTTTACGTAGAATAAAGATACGTAATGGTCGAAGTTAGTGGCGCAGCTTTCTCAAAACGAACTTGAGCAGATCCAGAGTTATCTGGCTCAACAAGGTGTAACGTTTAACGCAACAAGCACAGATGCTTCTAAAAGAGAAGTAATTTATGCTGCGATTAATCAACTTACACGTAACCCTGCGCAGGTATTTGGTTACAAGTTAGATGATTATAACTTTAGTCGTGTAGCTTATCATCTAGGCTACAATATCACTACTGTGCCTGCAGGTGACTATGCAAGATTATTAGAGGCTTGTAATAGTATTCCAAGTGAGTTTTACTATGACAAGATAGTGCAGCAAGTTGAGCGCTGTGAGGAAGCTGAGCGCTTAACAGAACTTGCTACTGGTCGAGCCACGAGTCGTCAAGAGACTATCCTTGGTGACGTCAGTCGATCTATTTCGATTCAAGATAAACGAGAAGTTACTCGTGTTTGGCGAGAAAACTATATGTATGAGTGCGGCAGATTAGCTGAGATGTTGTATGTGCCGAACTACAAGGACCCCGTGGCCGCACGCTATCGGTTTGAGCGAAGTGGAGGGGAGTTTATTCAGGCGATTCCTGGTCCTCCAGATGTATCTCGCGCTGACAGGTTATACTTCTACGCCAATTGGCGTTAAACTATAACTAAATAGCAGGACTCATTGTGTCAAAAGAAGGTTTCGGAGAACTTATTCGTTTGGGCGGTCGCGGTGTGGATACCGCGTTACCTGTTCTCGATATGGTTCTTCGGGGAATGGGTATGAGCGAAGGTATTGCTCCTCTTTTGAAGGGTGTTGATCCTGCTCGGGCTAGAGCTCTCCGTGAAGCCGCAGAATCTGTTCGTCAATCTAGGACTCCTGCCCCACCTGCTCGACCGATTCCCACTAGTACTCCTGCCATGAAGCAGGGTGAGTTGCTGACAACTAAAGGTGCAGCTCAAAATTTTACTGGAGGTCGCAAACCGTTTGTTCGGTCTAGTGACGTACCTTTAACACGAACCGCTCGCGGCGCTTCTGAAGCACCAGTGGCAACGGGTCGAGTTCGTCAAGCCCCTGGTCAGACAGATCTTTTTTCTCCAACCAGTCCTGAGCCTGCTTTTACATCCACTCGGGGTCCAGAAGTAACTTATCCTCCTGTTCCTTATAGCCCTGAAGCTCAAGCTCTTGCCCAAAGCGATCCTGGGACCTTTAACGCACTCCGTCAAATGGCGGCCAAGGCAGAAGATTACTACGGTATTACCCGAGGCAATCTTGTTAACGATTTAGTTGCTCCCGGCGGCACTGATGTTATTCGTTATTTAGATCAGGGGATGCCTCTTGATCAAGCGCGGGCAGCAGCTCGCGGATCTTTAACAACTACTCCAGGTACGCAAATCGCAGCTCCTCCTGCCGGAACCAGCAGCGCAATGTCTGTTCCCGGTGGCCAACCAGGTGCGTTAGTTCGCTCTCCTGGCGGTGTCATTGATACAGGTGAATCTTTCACCAATATTCCTGTAGATGTACGGGTCATGGACCCCGAAACTATGCGCTCTATCGCCGCAGCTAGGGCTGCAAATGGCGGTGTTCAAATGGGCGATTTGAGTAAAGTTGCTGACTTTCTCAAAACACCTGCCGGTTTTGGTACTGCACTTGCCGGAGGAGCGATAGGTGCTGGGATGTTGGCCCGCATGTTTGGTGGGGACCAATCCGTTCCTACTTCTGCAGGAACTCAAGGTGGCGGTGAGTCGACTGGTTCACGAGTTCTTATCCGAGATGAAAATGGTCGTCCTTTAGGCGACACATCTGCTGCTGAAGTTGCGGCGGCTGCTGCACGGACGCCTGTATCCGCTGATCCTTCAGCCCCTGGTCGTACGATTGTTACTGCTGGTGACGGTGGAGCTAGTGAGCGGCGTGCGGCCCTCGCTCAGTCTGCTCCTATGCAAGCTGCTGCTGAGCGTGCTTTAGAGCCACGTGACCCTAGCTCTTATAAAAATATCGCTGACTACTACGCAGCTCGTCGAGCTTATGCTCAAAATCCAGCTGTAGCAAACGAACTTGCTAACTATGCAGCGCAACAGTTTGCTGAAAGTCAAGTTGCTGAGCAGCTGGATAAATGGGCCAAGCTTAATCCTGAGCTTGTTTATGAGATGCAGCGTCGTTCGATGGTTAATCCCGCTGCAAACCAACAGTCTCCTGAATCAGTTACAACTTCTCAAGTTGTGACTCCAATGGGTTCGAATACTCAAGCAAACGCTGTGGGTAACTCTGAGGCTACGGCTGATATTATTACTTCAGAGCGTCTTCGTAATGCTTTGAATGGAGTTACCCAACAAGCATACGAACTGCGTGATGCTACTCGTCCTATGGAGCAGCCTCAGCTGCAGCGTACTCAGGATCTGATGCGTAACGCTGGCGCTGGTCGTCCTTTGTTTTGAGGAGGTGATTAATCATGACAAATAGTTTTTACGGCGCAAGCACTCCTTCTTTTGGTTTCGGGGAATCTTTAAACGTCCCCAGCATGGGTTACGGTCAGTTGAGGGATGACGTCGGGAGTTTTATTGCTCCCAGCTACCAAGCTCAGACAAGCGCTCCCAGTTTTATTCCTGCAACTTATGGAGCTCCAGCTCCTGTACGCACTACACCTGAACCTTCTTCAAGCACTAGTTGGGCAGAGGGGCTAACCGCTCTGGGTGGATTGGCTGGAATTGTCGGTGACACAATCCGAGCCTTTCGTGGCGAAACTCCTGTTTATAGTCGTCTTGCAGGATCTCGCATGTCTGGTTACTTTAACGATCCTCGCAATGCTTTTTCCCAGGAAAGAGGTCGTCTGCAGCAAGATGTAATTCGTAGTCTTGAGGAGAGGATTCGCGAGCTAGAGCGTGCTCAGCAGATGCAACCTAGTGCGATTAAGGTTGAGTCAGACATTCCTTCTGTCCCTGATGTAACTAAAGAAGCATCAGCAGCTCGGTCTTTTGATGAGAGTACATTAGGTGATCTGGACTTTGGTCGAAACATGTCTGCTGGTCTTGGAACAGACTTAGGCATGTATCGACTGTCTCTCGACTAAACTTATAGTAAATAGGAGTTGACCATTGGCGAGTACTAGCACTAACAAACAGCCCATGATGGTGGATCGTCCCTTTTTAAGGGGCGCTAAATTCACCAGCGCTACCACAACGGTCGACGCTTCAAATCCAAACTTTACGGATCTAATTCAACTTGTCCGTGTGGGTGACATTCCATCTGAAGATGCAGCTTTAGTTGAAGATGTTTTTGTTGTTTCGAACGAGAGCTATCAAGATGACGCTGGGATGTATACAGCGGCTTTTGGTATCTATGTTTATGCTCCTAACCAAGCAGCTCCTTCAACTTCCGCTCCTCTGATGCTCGGTAAGTTTGAAGTCGGTCTTTCAGGTGCTACGGAAGGTCTTCTTCAACGTATCGAACTTCCGTCTACTAATGCTCCCGTGCCTCAAGTAGGAGACACAAACCTTGCTCGTTCAGTTCAGATCGGCAAGATGGAAGGTCTTTATCTTGAAAAAGGATATATCTTGTGTGTTGGTTATTTAGGCGAAGGTCCTAATGCTGTGTCTGGTAGTTTAAGCGCGTCAGGTGTAACCTGGATGGCACAGGGCGGCTTCTATTGATCTGTGGCCAGAAAGAAAGGATCAGATAATTTCGGTTTTCATAATCACAAGCCAAAAAAATCTTCGTTTGGTTTTGATGGCTTTAAAAGTTTTGACAAAACATCTCAGCTTAAACGCCCACAACCGTGGGAAGCTAAATTTCGTCCTGACTTTAACTTAAAGGACTTTAGTATTCTTTTTGATTACAATTACGCTTCTCTTTGGACGAGATGGCGTAGAGGGTATGAATTATATATGTACTCCCAGCAGGCTTATGTTGGCTTAAATTATTCTTTTAGATATTTTGTTTCAGGCACTGTCGGAGTAGGCGCAGCCTTGCCTGGTGCTTGTTATATGTATCCGTCTACAGATCAGGATATGGGGATGAGGATGGTTGCCATCCGACCCAGAGATTCTTTTAGCTTTCTTGATTACGGGTACGCAATTCAATCTGTAACGCAAGTTGATACTGATTTGTACGCAGTTCAACTAAATAGCAACTTTGGTCCTCCAGTTAGTTTTTTTGAGGGTGAAGTTTTATCTGATCGTTTTGATGCAAACGGTATTGAAAAAACAAGTTTCAATAACTATACGGTTGTCGGTGTCGGTAACGGAACAACTCCCTTGGCTCCTGGATTTGCTCCGATCTACAACAGCTTGTTTATTTCTACCAGTATTGATAACAGTTGGAGCGTGGTTGACAACGAGACTCTGGCAGCTCCAGCTGTATCTTTACCTACGCCGGGCGAGTACTTTACGACTGAGATGAGGTTTGGATGCAACTGCCCTGACTACCTTGCTCGCGAAGACTTTAACTTGTACAAGTACAACCTTAAACGTCGGTATCCTTATACAACTCCTCAAGATCTCAAGCCAGGTATTTACGACGCAGGTTATGAAACGTCTCCACAACGGAGACAGAGTACCCGAGACTTTCCTGGTTTTGCTCGTGATTTTGGTTTTATTTATGTTAAACGAATACTAGACTTACCTTCGTATAGGGATAACTCTACGAGTTACTCAGATCCTAATTTGTTTTATTATGCACCTAGATGGTGTAAGCATATTTATGCTTCCTTCTGGGATATGAAAAATAGGTTTGGTGATAACAGTTTTGCTGCACCTTGGCTTTCTCAGCCGACAGATGAACCGATGGACGATCGGTATCGTGAATATTTTCAGCGAACTTTAGATAAAAGTACAGATTTCAAAAACCGTGAAAGAAATTTAATTTGGTGGCAAAAATACTCACCATCTCAAAACACTGTTCCGATACACATGATGTATTCGGATATGATGCCCACGATGGTGAAGGCTCTTAATTTTGATACTCTTGCTTCTGGAACTACCACTCAGATCACGGCAAGTGGATTTGAGATGTTTCAACTTGATCAATATAATCCTTTTCTGCCTCCGGCTCCTGAAACAATTCAAATCATTGATGGAGGCTACTATGAAAATGGTGTTTTAATCAGTGGGGCTACACTTACTTACGACGGTGGTTCTTATTTAAATGGTGCTGTAGTTCCTCCTCCTTCTTTGCCTTCTAGCATCAACGGCGGTACTTATTAAACATGGCTTCTACTCCTGTTATTCTCCTAACCAAGCGCACAGGTAACGCTTCAGATCGGCCTAACACTGCGACTGTGCAAGCAGGTGAAGCTGCTCTTAGTTTTGGCGCTGCTGATCCTGGTCTCTATTTTCGAGACTCTGCATCTTCTATCCGCAAGGTAGGCCCACCGCATTACGGAAGTACTGCTCCTAACTCTTCTCCAGTTGGGTCTGCAGGCAATTCAGTAGGAGAGCTGTGGGTCGAAGATAGTAGTCCTTATTACATGCAGGTTTGGAATGGATCTGCTTGGCAGAAGGTTGGGGCAGCTTTTGCTGATACAGCGAGCATTGCTTCTGTGACAATTGCTTCGGGTGCGCTTGTCGCAAATAGTGCTCTTGTTGCGTCTGGTTCTTTGGGAGCTGTTTTAGCATCCGGTTCACTTGGTTCTATTCTTTCGTCTGGTGTTGTAACAGCAACTGGTGTTCCGTGCGCTGAAATCTATACAGGAGCACTCACTGGAACAGGACCAAGTGGTACTTTATTGTATAAAGCAGATGACACTGGCAGCCCTAGTGGATTGTATGTAGCGTTTGCCGGTGGTTGGGCTCTTGTTTAATAATTTCGCAGTGTGCTCTTCAGCATCCACGCTGATTTAAACATGTGACCTACGATTTCAGCAACTTCATTTTTTGCGTTAAAAATTTTAATTTTTTGAGTGATGTTTTAAATAT